AGACCAGAAAGACCACAAGTAGAGCATGGTCAACGTGGACATCATCCACCACCGCACGTTCGCGGTTCAGAGCATCATGGGCATCATGGCGCTCATCAGTATCACAGACCGCTATACCATCAATATTACAGTAGAAATCCAGTAGGTTATAGACCATATATTCAGTGGTTGCCAAGTGGATTTAGTTTAAATATTGGACGAACGGCAGTTAGTCCAGATCGTCGTCATGTTAGATTTGGCGTTAGTGCTGGATTCTACCATACGCCCAGAGTTCACACTTTTAACTTTCAGAGAGGAAGATAATGCCCATCCCATCTAGAAAAGACGGTGAAGATCGTTCAAAGTTTATGTCACGCTGTATGTCTGACCCGACAATGGGTAAAGAATATCCAGACGGGAAACAGAGAACTGCGGTTTGCATTAGTAAAGCAACCGAAGGTCTTGATTATATAGAAGCAGCAGACTTTCACCTCACCGTAAATGAGTATGGTTACACAGAAGATATTGACGAAGATAACTTCTATATTCCGGCAGAAGCAGAGTACGAAGACTGGGGCGAAGAAACTGAAGAGTGGGATTGGGCTGCTGAACGCCCCGGTCTCTGGGAAAACATTCGCAAGAAAAAAGAACGCGAAGGTAAAAACTACAAACCCGCCAAAAAAGACGACAAGGATCGTCCTGATCCTGAATCATGGAAAAAGGCGCAATCTTTGTGGAAGCAAGCCGTTGCTGAATACGACGAAGGTCAAATGCAACGCGAGCAACTCATGAAGATGCACCATCAACTTATGGAGATAGAGGAATATCTTGAGGGTGTCAAGTTTGAAGATTGGACAAAGGATATGATTTCTAAAGCAGAAATTTATATTCAAAATATTTATGACTTTGTAGAAGCTCGCAAAGGGGGCGAAGCATATGCCGCCGAATATCAAGGTCGCAAAGTCCAACTCGGAAAACCTTTTAGAACTCCCGGTGGACCAAAGAAAAGTGCCGTCTACGTTAGAAACGGAAGCGGTAAAGTCGTTATCGTTCGCTTTGGCGATCCAAACATGAAGATCAAGAAAAGCGATCCCGGTCGCCGTAAGAACTTCAGAGCGCGTCACAACTGTAGTAACCCCGGCCCTCGTTGGAAAGCAAGGTACTGGTCATGTAGAGCTTGGTAGGAGATAATCATGCATAACATTCAAGCTGGTAAGATATATCGTATTAAAAATCAAGAAAAGAAAGGTGCGGCAAACGATCATTACAATATGATCGTTGTAGAGGACAGCACTGGAAAACTTGAGGAATTGCTTTTTACTGACTCTGATATACTAAAAGCAAATATTAGAGCAAAAAGAAATAAAGAAGATATTCCAAAATACCGAATCATAACTTATAATGGTGGTATAACTTACTGGCTTGGGTTGTTACTGGTTGCGGCTTGCGCTGGTGTTATAGGATTTTTCGCTAAGGACTCAGGATTATTTTAAGTGGATCTATCTAAATGTAATTGCGAAAAGGCGGGGTTCTGCTCCGTCTTTGGTAAAGTTATGGGTGAATCGCCGCCTAACTGGAAATGGTGTCAAGATGCAACAAAAGAAGAAAGAGAAAATTATCTAGAATTATCTAGCAAGATTAATATCAATAATTTTCAAACTGCATCTCTTTTTCAAGAGTATCATATAAACTTTGATCAACTTGAAGAAGATATTCCGACACCTTCTAATAAAAATGCAATCTGCACAATAGCCGGTAACAAGCATTGTGAAGAACAATTGGAGATTACTAGGCAAAATATTATAGAGTATGCAAAAAAGTGCGGCGCCGATTACGTAGAGCTTACAGGTGACAAGTGTCCAGAGTGGGGGCTTGGTAATAAGTATAGGCTAAAAAATGTAGTCAGACACTACGAAAAAACTCTATACTTAGACTGTGATATCATAGTCACGAAAAACGCCCAAAACTTGTTTGAACACCCACATTCACATAAAATGTGCTTTACAAACGAAGTAGAAACAGTACAAAAAGATGAGAAATTCTACAAAAGCTTTAAGAACGTTAGGCAGTATTTATGTACAATTCTTGGTAAGAAATTTACGTATCACCTACAACCCCAAGCTGGAATTCTGCTTCTACCGCATAAATATGCGGACAATTACTCTATAAACAATCCTGTATATAAAAATATATGGACATATGACCAACATTTAATGGGAATAAACCTAAAGCCAGAAGAATATTTTATCCTCAGTAAAAAGTATAATCTAGAATTTATAGATCCAGAATTTTGGAGTCTACTCAATAGTGAATTTTTTAAACCTCAATTCATACATATAAATGCCGCTAGACCGCATGAATATCGAATGGAGATCCTAAAAAGGATAATATCTGGAAATTATGAAATGAAGTCACCAAATAAAGTTAAAAATTGTAACCAAATCAGTCTACCTTGGGATAATGAAGAAAAAGAAAAAATCCTAAAATCACATAGCGATATTAGTTTTATCGAACCGGGAAAGTTTCTAACGACTAAAGACCTAGTAGAAGAATCTACAAAACTATGCGAGAAATTACCGCCAATAAAAGGTGTAATTGGGTTGCCGAGATCGGGAATGATACCAGCCTCAGTGATTTCGGTCAACATGTCTGTGCCTTTATACAGCGTCTCTGAAGGAGAAATAAAGAAGCTACACTCTACCAGATCAAAAGATGGTGGATCTAGAATGAAAATGTTCAACGAAAATAAATCTTTACCTTATTTAGTTGTAGATGACACTAGTTATAGTGGCGCTGAAATTATGAGAACAAAAGAGTTGTTTAATAAGAAGTACCCAAAGGAAAAGTTCCTATATACAACAATTTATTCACACCCAATGTGTGTTGACGGTAAAAATATATTAGATATAGCCAATGTATGTGCGCCATATCCCCATGTATTAGAATGGAATTTTTTCAATGCTCACACATCTCTGTATGGAATATTTGATTTAGACGGTGTTTTTTGTAAAGACTGCCCCTATGAAGTGGCGGAAAATCAAAATGAATATGAAAAATGGCTCACCGATGTATTACCAATTAATTCAAGAATTCCAAAATTATTTAATTGTATGGCAATATGTACGGGTAGACTTGAAAAATACAGACCTCAAACAGAAGAATGGCTAAAAAAGCATGGTATAAAATACAACGAATTAATAATGTTTAACGGAACAAAAGAAGAAAGAGATATAAACCACCTGAAGAATGTTGGAGAATACAAGTCAAAAGTCTTTAATAACTATGCGATAACCACCCCTAGTGAAAAAATTAAACCAGTTTATTTCATAGAAAGCTGCCCCCATCAATCTAGACTAATTGCTAAAAATAAAATTAAAAATACTTATGTTATATCAATAAATGAGGGGGTGACACTCTAATGCCATCTATGATAAATAAAGAAAAGAACATTGCATTTCTACATTTAGAAAAATGTGGAGGTTGGTGGGTTTCTGAGATATTAAACAAGTGCAATTTTAAACCTATAAATTATACGAAAAATGGAGGACATTTGGGGGTTGAAGAATTACCAGAAGGTTGCAATAGCTTTGGTTTTATTAGGCATCCTGTTTCTTGGTACGTTTCCATGTTCCACTTTATGCACACAGTAAATTGGAAAATCTCTACCACCTCTTTTGAGCGTCTTAGATCAAATGATATCAATGAATTCATACAGAAGTGCAAAGGAGAAGATGTTTTTCAACTTGGTAATCACTTTGATAGGTTTTATGGTATCGGAACAGACAAAGAATGTAAACAAATATTTAAATTTGAAAATTTGGAGCAGTCAATGAATCAGTTGGCCGACCTTTACGATATTCCCATAAAAGAAGATGTAAAAAAATTTATTAATAGGCGTAGAAATGCTTCTCGAAAGCTAGAACAAACCCAAGATTTACTGAACGGAAGTAGCCTACAATTTATAGACCAGAGTTGTCAACACATTTTAGAAAGGTTCGATTATGATTTACTTTCACTCTAATAGAATAGATATGTTTTCGCACATTCCCTCTAAAGGAATCGGTGCGGAGCTAGGTGTAGCGAAGGGGTATAATGCTATAAACCTTCTACATCAAGCAAAACCAAGTAAACTTTTTCTTGTAGATTTGTGGCCGAGCGATCAACCGCCAGTTGCAATAGCAGGTTTTAATACGCCGGGGAATATTTGCGAAAAAAAAGAAAGAAGAAAGTTCGATAACTATTCTGAGTTTGTGTCGTCTGTATTTCTAGGGAATGATAAAGTAGAAGTATGTAGGTCTGAGATATCCTCGTGGTTAGATAAACAATCAGATAACTCTTTAGACTGGGTTTACATAGATTCTGGTCACGATCAAAAGTCTATGACAGATCAGCTTCAACGTTGCATTAGAGTTGTAAAAAAAGACGGAATAATTTCAGGACACGACTTTTGCGTAACCCCTAGTGTGTGGGGCGCAGGTGTAATCATTCCTGTCATAGAAGCTATTCAAGAAGATCATTTAGAAATGGTGGGAATCACTAATGAGCAATTTCCATCCTTTATGTGTAAAGTGAAAAAATAAGTTTTTTGTTTCACTAAATCATTATTTGCCGACTATAATATATTGAACACTAACTTGAAAGGACATTGATGACTTGGTTCCCATTGTGTAATTACACGCACTATTCACTTCTAAAGGGTTTCTCTAAACCCAAAGAGCTTGCTAAGAAATGCGCGGAGAATAATTTTCGCGCTTGCGGAATTGCCGACTATAAAACTATCTCTGGATCAGTTGCTTTTTATAAAGCCTGCGTAGCAAATGATGTTAAGCCAATAATAGGATGCTCGTTTGATAAATTTACTCTGTTTGCTAAGAATAAAGACGGTTGGTTTGACCTAATAAAAATTGTATCTCTTCTAGATGCAGACGGAAACTATAATAGCAGCGACATGTCAGATATTTGCAATAAGGGCAACCTTTTGGTTCTCGCAGAATCCGCTGCTGACTCACCAGTAAAAAGCGGCTGGTATAATAAAACCAAATGTTTTCAAGACATGCACTATGTAGAAAAAGAAGACGCTAACCTACACAGGATTCTTCTATGTTCAGAGATGAAAACTACTCTACCAAAAATGAGAAAACTATACCAAAAAGGTGAAGAGTTTGATAATAAGAAATTCTTTGACTTTTCTCACTACTTTGTTCCAGATAAAATAGAAGCAACAGAGGTTATGCTAGAAGACCCAGAAGGTTTACAGGAATTAGAAAAGATATATAACGAATGTGAGAATTATAATATTCTAAGCAATCCTAAGTTGCCAAAATTTAAAACGCCAAACGGAGAGTCCGAAGAGCAATACCTAACTAAGCTTGCTAGAAAAGGCTGGAAAAAGAAACTCCCGCACATTGAAAAAGACTCTCCATACTGGAATGAATATGGCGATAGGTTTAGAAAAGAGTTTGATATTATAAAAGAAGCAAAATTGTCTGGTTATTTCTTGATCGTTCAAGATATTATTCAGTATGCAAAAGATCAAGGTTGGATGGTTGGTCCGGGTCGTGGCTCTGCTGCTGGCTGTTTGATTTCGTATTTGATTGGTATTACAGAAGTAGATCCAATCGAGTTTGACCTTTTGTTTGAAAGATTTTACAACCCCGGTCGTAACACCAAAGACAACATTTCTTTGCCTGATATTGACATTGACATTCCCGGAAAGAAGCGCGACCAAATTATTGAAAATATTAAAGATAAGTACGGTCATGAGAATGTAAGCCAGATGGTGACGTTTGGTAGACTTCAAGGCCGTAGCGCAATTAAAGAGATTCTACGGGTCAACGAGGCTTGTGGATTTAGCGTTATGAATGAAATCACTAAATACATTCCAGATGAAGCCGCCATATCTGATCAACTATCGCAGATGGATGAGGAAGATCGCTCTATTATTCGCTGGGCATTGCAAAATAACTCAGAAGGATTATATGATTATTGTCATGTAAATGATAAAGGATATTTAGAGGGTGATTACGCTGAGTATTTTGAGCAAGCTATTAAGATTGAAGGAACACTTAAAACTCAAGGAAAACATGCTGCTGGTGTTGTCATTTCAGCAGAGCCTCTTGGTCAAGTGTGTCCTATGGTAAACTCAAAAAGTAGTAAAGAAAAGATTGCAGGTCTTGAGATGACAGACTTAGAAGCTCTAGGTCACGTTAAGTTTGACGTTCTTGCAATTAACCTATTAGATAAATTAATGTATATTGAAGCACTCATAAAGGAAAAAAATGAATAGAGATATTATAGTCTTTGACTTTGAAACCGGTGGCCGTGACCCAAGGACGTGTCAACCAACTCAGATAGCTGCGCTAGCTCTAGATGGTAGAAGTTTAAAGCTAAAAGGAACTTTTAATAGTGAGATATGGGCTGAAACAGATGATGATAAAGCAGTCAAGATGGGTTTAACACCATTAGAAGAAGGTGCGCTAAAGGTGACTGGTAAAACCAGAGAGCAGATTGCAAAAGCGCCAAAACTAAAACCCACTTGGAATAAGTTTTGCGCATTTGTTGACAAATACAACTGGAAAAGCACGCCATTCTTCGCTCCGATCCCCGCTGGTTATAATATTCTTGGCTATGATATGATAATTATTGATAGATTATGTGAAGAATTTGGACCTTGGGACAAAGAGAGGAAAAAGCAAAAGCTATTCCATCAAATTTATAAAATTGATATGATGGACAACTATTGGATGTGGACAGAAGGCGATCCATCTATTAAAACTAGAAGTATGGATAGTATTAGAGAACGTATGGGTATGTCTTCTGAAAACGCTCACGATGCGTTACAGGACGTTAAGGATACTGCTAACCTGATGATTAAGTTCATGAAGACTCATCGCGCTGTTTATAGAAACCTAAAACTTGAAAAGGCATTTGCTAACGGGAATACTTATCTATGAATTTAAGACAGCTAACTTTATTTGAATTATCGGAAGCGGCAAACCATGAAATTTCTGATGAAGATGTAATTGATGTTAGTAAGATAAAAGCTAACTTTGTTGGCGACAAGGAGATGCATAGAAAATCTAACATCATGATTTCTAAATTAAACTCTATGGATTCTGGTAAATATTTCCTTCATAAGAATACTGGTGGTTTTCCGTATGTAATAGGAACAAAAGGTAAAAAGTTATCCATAAGCACTACTAGAAATCAGTACCCCTGTATAGGTATGGGTGGAGTTGTAATAGCTATGCATAGATTAGTAGCATTAGCATTTGTAGAAAATGATGACACTTCTAAAAAACTAGAAGTAGATCATATAAACGATGACAAGTCAGACTACAGGGTAGAAAATTTACAATGGGTGACGAACGGATTTAACTCTAAAAAAGCTCAACAGAAAAGAAAAAGTAATAAAAATAATGATTGATTATAATGATGAAAAAACTTGGAATCTTTTTAAAGAGGGTAGAACCAAAGGTATCTTTCAATTAGAAAGTAATCTTGGTCGCGCTTGGTCGAAAAGATTACAACCAACTAATATTGAAGAACTTTCAGCGTTGATTGCTTTGATTCGTCCGGGATCGCTAAAAGCTATTGCAGATGGTAAGTCTATGACCCAACACTATGTTGATAGGAAGAGCGGCCTTGATATAATTAAATATCTTCATATTACTTTGACAGATATACTTGAAACTACCAAGGGCGTTCTAATCTATCAAGAACAATCTATGCGCATCGCGAAAGACCTTGCTGGGTTTAATCTTCAAGAAGCAGATGTTCTGCGTAAGGCTATTGGTAAGAAGAAGGCAGACCTCATGGCGGAAGTCAAGAAAGACTTTCTCATTGGTTGTGAAAAGGTTGGAAAGGTCGATAAAGAAATCGCAGAAGAAATATTTGGGTGGATTGAGAAATCTTCGCGATATTCATTTAATAAATCTCACGCTGTGTGCTATGCAATCAACTCTTACAAGAGTGCTTGGTATAAAGCAAACTACACCAAAGAGTTCTTTTTGTCATACCTAACCTACGCGAATGAAAAGCAAGATCCCCACCAAGAAGTGTATGAACTTGTTTCCGAAGCAAAGTTATTTGACATTGAAGTAAAGTTACCAAATCTTAATAAGTGGGATAAAAACTTCTTCATTGAGAAAAATAAAATCTACTTTGGGATCAAGGACATAAAGTCATTAACCGGTGTTAATGGAGATAAAGTTATCAATGCAATTAAAAATGCGCCAAAGACTAAAACGTGGATGGACATCTTGATTAATCTATCTCCAATTATTAACTCCACTGGTTTTAAGGCGCTTTGCTCCATTGGATTCTTTTCCACAAAGTCTACTGGTGTAACAAGGAATAAAGCGTTGTATGAATATATGATCTTTAAGAATTTAACCAAAGCAGAGTTAAAGTGGGTAACTGATAATTATAAATCTAAGAAGTGGAATACATTAAAAGATTGTTTTGTTGATCTTGCTCCAACTAAAAAAGAGGGTGGCGGAACCAGCAAAGTTGATAGAAAGCAAATTATTGAAAATGAAATCCACTTTCTAGAGAACCCACCTTATAGCCTTGACGACGATCCAGACTGGATCATCGAACAAGAAAAGAAGTATTTAGGATGTCCAGTGTCTCTGTCTAGAGTAGAGTCGTCTGACACTTCTCACTCTAATACAACCTGCAAAGAGATTCTAGATGGCAAGTATGGTAAAGATATTTGTATTGTAGCAAATGTCAGTAGGATGCAAAAGCATAAATGCAAGAAGGGAAAAAGCGCTGGCAAAGAGATGTGTTTCTTGACACTAGAAGATGAAACATGTTCTATTGACAACGTGGTTGTTTTTCCAGAAACAACAGAGAAGAGTAAATATATATTAGATGAGGGTCTGAACTTACTGTTCTGTGGAGAAGTAGAAAAGAACGGATCTTTTATTATTAATAAAATACACGAAATATAATTGACTTTTTCAAGGTTCGATAGTATAATATAGAGTAATACATTTTTTGGAGGAATTGATGAATAATTGTACATTTACTGGGTATCTTTTACATGACCCACAAATTGAAACAGGGGATTTAGACGGTGGAGCTAGTTGCTGTACTGTTAAATTGGTCACTTACGAGTATCGTAAAAATAAACGTGGTGAAAAAAAGAAAGTTCCCACAACCATCACTCTGCAAGCATGGGCGTCTGGCGCAGAAACAATTGCCAAACTTGGCAAGAAGGGAACTAAAATGACTGTCTACGCCTCTGCTAGAAACGGTTTTATGAAAACAGATAGTGTTGACGATATTGTATTTAGAATTAATGAATTTGACTTTGGATGCTTAGATAAGGAATAAAATGAGAAAGAAAAGAATTCTATTTTGTAGTGAAGCTACATTCCTTAATACTGGTTATGCTACATACACAAGAGAAATATTAAATTACTTGCACTCGACAGGCAAGTACGATATCGCAGAAATGGCATCCTACGGTCAAAAGAATGATCCAAGAGCCGCGAATATTCCTTGGAAGTATTATGGTGTATCGCCAAATACTGACTGCGAACCAAAAGCATCTAAAGAAGAAATCGACACATATAATTCAAACCCAACAAACCAGTTTGGCTCGTGGGCATTTGAACATGTTTGTCTAGACTTCTTGCCAGATTTTGTTTGTGATATTCGTGACTTCTGGATGCTTGACTTTGCAGAACGGTCTCCATTTAGACCATATTTTAAGTGGGTTGTAATGCCGACTGTTGACGCAAGACCTCAAGCAAGACAGTGGATAGCAACATACGCTGGAGCAGACGCTTGCCTCACTTATTCGGATTGGGCCGGAGGTGTGCTTAAAGATCAGTCTGGAGGTAAAATTAATTATCTAGGAAGTTCGCCCCCTTCTGCTCATCCGGCATACTCGCCAGTAGAAGATAAGAAAGCTCACAAGTCTTCTATGGGTATCAATCCAGAATATAAAGTTATTGGCACAGTGATGCGCAATCAAAGGCGCAAACTGTATCCAGATTTATTCGAGGCATTTAAAAAGTTTCTAGATAAGTCAAAGGATAAAAAATATTATCTTTATTGTCATACCTCTTATCCAGATTTAGGCTGGGATATTCCTGAGTTATTGCATCAGCATGGGCTATCTGCACATGTATTATTTACATATATTTGTCCAGAAACAAAACAGCCGTTCGTTTCTACGTTTAAAGGTCCACTGGCTCAATCGCCATATACCGGAAAGTGGGGTTCTTCACTATCAAATGTAAAAAACGGTCTTTCCTATGAAGACCTGTCAAAAGTTATGAACTGTTTTGACCTTTATACTCAATATGCAAACTGCGAGGGATTCGGACTCCCTCAAGTAGAAGCTGCGGCGTGTGGCGTTCCCGTTTGCGGAACTGATTATTCCGCTATGGAAAGTGTTTTAAGGAAGCTAGAAGGGTTCACTATCACGCCAGCAGCTTTA